TCACCCTTTGCTTTCTTTACAAATCCTTTAAACTTTACTTTACCATCACCACGATACAAACCATAAGAGGTACCTTCACCCATGGTATCCTTTCTTACATATTCTTTTCCACCAGGTCCTACGTCAGTAACCTTAACACCAATCTTTTTCTTAGGGTTAAGTTTAACTTTGACCATAGGTTTTTTGCCTTCTTCAACACCTTGCATTGTGCCTCTCCTGTTTTTCATTGGTGTACCATTGGGTAGTCCTGTCGCCATTTCGGACTTGTCATTCTTCTTACGAAGTCTTTTTAATTTAGCAAAGGTGTTCATGAACTCTGCTGATGATCTAAAATCAGAATTACCTACATGCTCTACTGATTCTTTTTTCACTTTCTTTTCTGGTAATCCTTTATGTTTAGTTGATGCAAACTTCTTTGCATCTTTCATTTTTATGCTGGAAGCAACTCTGGCAACCTCAGATGAGGGAGCTTGCGTCGAATCCCCTTTTTGAAACGCTCTAACCATCCCGAAGAACCTTTGTTGTTTCTTTGAGACTGCGGGCATTCCTGATTATCCTCCGACAATCTGGACTTGCTCAACAATGACTGCGTTAGAACCAGCAACAAGTTTTGCACATCGTTGTATGACTGGTACTGTTCCTGCTGTTGCGTCTGCTGCACTAAGAGTGTATGCAGATCCTGCTCCTGATGCGTCATAGTCTGTTGTAATAGTAGAACCAGTGACTGCGGTAACTTTCTTCCCAGATGCTGCTGCGGATTCAAAATCAGATGTAAATCCATCTGTGTCTCCACCATCAACAGTCTGGATAAAATCACCAACACTGAATGTATGACGACCACCACCTGAGAAACCTTCTGCTGTTACTACCATAGTAGCAGCGTTGGTCGCAGCAGCGATCTTTGCGGTTTTAGATTTACCACAGGAAACTAGCAATGCTTCTCCTGCTGCCAAAGTTATAGCGGGACCACCGTCTATCGCTATTGTTGACGCGGATGCTGCATAGCATCTAAGCACACCACTTTTTACCACGATATAGCTTGTGCCACTTCCTGATACTGTTTGGGTGTCAATTACATTTAATACTGACATTGGGTAAAAATTCTCCTACTATGTTATTTATCCTTTTCTTGCTTTAAGAATTTTGCAAGATCAGCAGTGCTACCAACGAACATGGTATTGTTAGTGACTTCTGTTTGTTTTCCTTTGCCTGGATTTTCTATTTCATTGACCTTCTTTTGTAGATCAACTAATTTGTCTGCCACGTCACCAACATGCTTTATGAGTTGTCCTGCAACTTCATATGCTCTTGGTTGATCAGACTCCTGTGCAAGTTCTAAAATACCATCTACTGCTTCTTGTCCTTTATCAATTAGTGTGTACAAGTTGCCTCTGGTATACTCATAATCTTTTTTAAGTTGTTGTTTATCTGATATATCTGCACTAGGTTCCACCTTCTTAATAGAAGTGTCTGTCTGCATAATTTCAGTCTTGACATCGAGGGCATCCTCGATACCAGCAAACTTACTCGTCTGCTCCTGTGGTTGGATTTCTTGATTTTCCATCAGTAAACTCACTATAAAGTTCGTTGAATCCAAAGTCATCATCAGAGTCTAACAATGCATGATCTGCACTTGTTATGATGAATACATTTGAACTCGCTACATGTGCTGCTATGGTTGAATTATTAAACGCACGAGCAACATATAGTTTGTTGTCAACAATTTTTGTGACACGCATTACCTCACTATCTATCTGAATGTCATCTTTCAATGATATTCCAGATGCGTCTGTTACATTTATAATGCCATCATTATCATCTATATCTGCTGATACAGTTGTGACTGCATTGTTATCTCTTTCAACAAGAGATCTAGGTGTAGCAACATAACGTACCTCTCTTGGTGCAGTTCTAACTGCCTCAGTAGAGTAGTCGATAATAGTCTTCTTGATAAGTTGACCAGAGTTATCAACTACTGGACCGTACATGTATGTCTTAGCAATGAATTGCAATGTATATATTAACGTTCTTCTGGTATCGTAGTCTCCTTCGTACTCGTCTCCGTAATCAATACTTGTTAGTGTTACAGGATAATCTTTTGTCTCTCCTAATTCTGGTACAAGATTCATTGTAATATTGAAACTTGGTTGGAAGAATGGAAGTATCTGTTCTAGTATTTGTAGAGCATCATCTTGGTTCTTACTTAATATTGCTAACTCAAAATTAATATTGTAAGGAACAGGCATGAATCCTTTGTTCTCTTTGGTGCCTGATGTATGTCTAATATATTGTGTTGGTGATACCTTTCTAGTAGGATCATAATTAATACCTTGTATCTCAAATGATATTCTAGGTAATGTAATCTGCACCTGATCCCTTGTTGTCAAGTCACCTAACTGTCTTAAACGTGCCAAGAATTTCTGTTTAGGTCCATAAGCAAGGGGCACTTTCATGACCTCTGTCTTAGAACCAGACGTACGTCTGACTTCTATATTATTAAATAACGTACCAAATCCTACAACGGTCTTCTTTATTATACCGTTGTAATTGTATGAACCAAGCATTAGATAGAACCTCCACTATTTCCATATTCACCGAATGGATTGCCTTGTGTAAAGTCTAGTATACCATCGGCAGTCGTCTCAATAGACGCATTAATATCAAATTCGGAGTTAGTATTATTTATTGTATTATATGATGCAGTTGTGAACGATGCACTAGATGTGCCACCAGTGATCGTTTCTGGGACCGTGAAGGTGCCTGATCTGTTAATCACTATCAAAGTATTGGTTGAACTATCAAATGACTTAACCTCAGCAGTAACATTAGATGTACCACCAGTTACAGTTTCACCAGCAGTGAACGCACCAGATCCACCAGCAACTAGACCAACTGTGATAGCATTGGCAAAGTTCTGTTCTAATGCATCTACTGCTGCCACACCAGTATCGATATCCTCGTCGCTGTACTCGAACAACTCACAGCGTAAACCCCAAACATAGTTCTTACCAAACTGGTAGAAAGGTTGTTCGTGCTCTACAAACTGTATCTCAAAAGTTTTATTTGCCATAGGCAAATGTATTAGGTCACCTTCGTTAGGTCTACCCTCTACAATTAAAGTTGCATTATCGTCTACTGCTGCTGTAAATCTTGACCTTGATATAACAAAGGTGATCTGGTCTTGTATTCTGACTCCAAACTTAGAGAAAATATCACCGTCGCCCCTAAAACCACCAGCATCTTCAATGTACGCTTCAATTAAGTGTGCTCCTTCAAACTTAGAGAGGGTATCCTCCCCGAAGACGCTATCTTCTTTAACAAGAGTTCTCGGGATATAGTAGACATCTTTGCCGAACATTTTAATCTGCTCTGTGACAAGAGACTCTTGTAAATCTTGCTCTCCTGTTGTACCGTTGGTAAAGTAACTGTTAGTTGCCATATCATCCTATCATGTCTAATGGAGGAGTTTCCCATGTGGTGCGAAGTTGCTCATCAAGGATCTTTAATTCCTCAACAGCATCATTATAAATCATCTCTCCGTTAAGAGTGACACCACCTGGCATTTGAACGCTAGTAAATTTAGTAAGATTCTGACCCCACTGTTTCTTTATCTTTGCAGTAGCATAGTCCTTTAACCACAACTGATTGTATATCTCAGTCCATGTCTCAGGTTGTAATGCTCTCCAACATTTGATAACAATATATTGATCTTCTAGTGCATCTTGTGACCAATCAAAGTCTAAGTAAACTTTATCCTGTACTGCTTGATATCTTACTGGGTGCATACCTTCTAGTATGAAATCAATAGTCTCTAAGTGTTGTTGTATCATATAGTAATGATAGAACTGTGTAGATGTAAAATCATACAAGTCATTCAAACGCATTTGATATCTAATATCAAACATGTTTCTAGTACCTTTGTCTGTAAATTTAAAGATACCTTCAATAGATGTTATATGTTCTGGTACAGGAACAAATGCATTCTGTTCTGACCATTCGGTAGTACCATCTGTTGCTAATGTTGTTGAGTTTGCTTTACCAGCAGTGATCTCAGCAGCAGTAAACTTATGTTTTAGATAAACACGTTCAGCACCTTCATAGTGATACTGTTGAAATTTCTGTATAGCGTAATCTACATTGTCATCAACCTGATCGTCAGACACGTTGATTTCTAATACTGGTTTACCGAGTCTACGGAGACAGTATTCTTTTAGTTCAGATTTTGAGGTTGGAGATGCCATTTACTTATAGAGCAGCGATTCTAGATTGGAAGTCAGCAAAGTCGGAAGACGCTGCTGTAACAGATTTCAATGTTGTTAATGTAATTGTTTCTGCCTGTAACGCAGAGTCTGCCTTAACACCTTGTGCAGCAGTAGCATAATCAGATGATGCAGTTGCAGCAGCAGTACCTAGTGTTGGTTTTCCTGTTAGGTCTGCATATGCACCAGAGAATAATGTAGGTTTACCAGTTAGGTCTGCATATGCACCAGAGAATAATGTAGGTTTGTTGCTGAGGTCATTGTAGTTGCCAGAGAATACTGTTGGCAATGTGACACTCATTACACCAGTAGAGGAGTTATAAGATAAGTCACCGCCTGCACTGATTGCTGCACGAGCACGAGCAGTTGTATGATAAAGATTAGTTCCTTCTGATAGATCGCTTGTAGATGCAGCAGCAATTCTTGCGTCTGCTCTTGCATTAGTAAAGTATAGATTGCTTCCTTCTGATAGGTCACTTGTAGATGCAGCAGCGATTCTAGCGTCTGCCCTAGCATTAGTGAAGTATAGGTTAGAAGAACCTTCTGATAAATCATCTGTGTCAGCAGCAGCAATTCTTGCATCTGCCCTAGCATCAGCACGAGCGTTAGTGAAGTAGAGGTTAGTGCCCTCTGCTAGATCTGCTGTATCATGATTAGAAAGAGAAGCAATAGTTGTTGGTGTTGTGTATGAGAATACACCAGTACCAGCGTTGTATGATAGATCACCAGCAGCACTCAAATGTCCACGAGTTCTAGCAGCAGTAATGAATAGATTTGTGCTACCCTCAGTTATGTTGTCAGTATTGATATCTGACTGTGTAACTTGAAGACCACCACTACCATCATGCTGAATACCAGTGCCATATGTAAATGAGTTACGAACTCTTGCTTGTGTATGATACTTGTTGCTAGTTCCTTCTACAACGTTGTCTGTATCAAACTCTGTAAAGTCAGCAGAGATTGATAGAATATTACCTGAGTCATTGTAAGTTGCAGATATACCTGTGCCACCATCAATTAGTGCAGCAACACGATCATCAACTCTTTCGTTAGTGAAGTATAGATTTGTAGATCCCTCAGCAAGAGCATCAGTATCATGGTTTGCAATACTACCAACTTGTGCCTGACCGTAAGTAATAGCACCAGTAATAGTCAAGTTACCTTGAACTTCAAAGTCAGTTGTTGATCGGAAGTTTGTAACAGTAAGTCTGTTAGTAGATGGATTATATCTTAGGTTAGTAGAGTCAGTTCTTATCTCAGTGTTTCCAGATGTTGCAGAAACAAATGTTGGGAAGAAGTCTAAGTTAGTAGCAGCAGTCTCAGTAACATCAACTAATGATGCAGAGTCTGCATTACCTGTCAACGCACCAGTTACGTTACCAGTGATCTGACCTGTGACTCCAAGTGTGCCACCGATAGTTGTATTGTTTGTAACTCCAAGAGATCCAAGTGTAGATAGACCAGTGATCTCTGCATTACCACTTGTTGAGTGGAATGTAATCTTGTCTTGATTAGAACCGTTTTGTAATTTAAGAGTCTTTGTAGATCCTCTGACAATTACATTGTCTTTGATTGTTGTAGCAGAATCAACAGTAAGTGTACCATCAATCTGTGCGTTACCATCTACATTAAGATCAGAATCAAAGTCTACGTTTTGTGTAACTTGTAGAGTATCATCAATAATTGTACGACCACCAACATCAAGTGTTCCTGCCATATCCAAGTTACCAGAGTTGGATAGTACAGTAAACTTACTTGAACCAACGTTGAATGTACCACCGATAGTTGTAGCACCAGTGGTGTCTATTGTGGAGACATCGAGAGTTGTTAGAGTTGTGTTTCCTGTGACATCTAATGTACCAGTGATATCTGTGTTACCTGTTCCACCAGCGACTGAGAATTTAGTTGCAGCGTTTGCACCAACTTTGAATCCTGTACCTACGAATAGATCAGCACCAACAGTTGCACCACCAGTAACCATCAATGCAGCATTTGCAGATAGGTTTGCTGGGTTAGTAGAGTTAACTGCTTTTAAGAAGTTATTAGATGTAATAATACCAGTTACATCTAAGGTCGAACCAACATCTAATGTACCAACGATAGAAGCACTACTACCATTTACATTTAAGTTTCCCTGGGTTAGAATGTTACCATTCGTTCCCAGAACAATGAAGTAAGGATTACCGTTAGATCCAACCGTAAAACCACCGTTACTATCAACATGTGTGGTACCTAAATCACTTGTACCTGTGACTGAAAGTCTAGATGCAGCAGATAAGTTGCCTG